GTTCCTGAAACCCAAGAACCAGTTGAAGAGCCTGCTCCAGCAAAAGAAGTGACTGTATTTGGAATGAAAGTTTCAGATCTGACACCGAAAGAAGACAAGGTTTCTGTTAAACGTCCTCGTCGTAATATGACAGAAGTCTTCAAGAAAGCGCGTGGTGGTAAACATGCTAAATTCTTGTCGCTGGCTGAAGCGGCTGGCTTTGGTCTGAACAATGTTCAGAAAGAAGAACGTTGGTTCTGTCTAAATCTTCCTGGTTATGATGCAGCAGATCGCAATGCTCCCCGCATTGATGTTTCGCCTCTTAAATCTGGTTCGTATACTTTGAGCCTTTATGTCAACGACCGTTCTCAGGGTGTGAAGGCCAAAATTGACCCAGTTGAAAACAAAGCTGTGACTCCGGAAAGGGTTGTCGAAGCGATGCATGACGTCAAGTTCATCAAATCTCCATTGTTGGCGCAATACGTTCCAAAGGCTCCAAAAGCCGAATAATTCAGTTTGTTTATGACGAAAAAGACGCCAAACTATAGGCGTCTTTTTGTTTTGGAGATCCAAAATGCATTTGATTAAGGAACGACTTCATAATAGTTTATTCAAGAAAATATCCCGGCCAGATATTTCAACGTTGAAGAAATTATCGCGCCCGGTAATTTTTGAAATTCGCGGAACTAATGGCTCTGGTAAATCAACTGTCCCTTTCAAGCTTCAATCATTAGATCCGGATGCTTTCATTCTTAAAGGTAAATCGGAACTGGGTCAAATCAAGATTACTGTATTGCCGTCATTCCGCACGTTAGTTGCTGGAGATTATCCAACAGGTAAAGCCGTTGGCGGATGTGACCGTATTAGTGGCTCAGAGCTCATAGAAGCAACGATCGTAGCAGCAGCTGGCTATCAGGAGGCGTTCCCTTCTTTATTTGATAGAATCCTTTTTGAAGGCATTATGACCTCTACCTCTAACACCCGTTATATCAGAACATTGAAAACTCAGTTGGAAGATAGGTTCGATTATGTTGTGGCCTGGTGTAACACTCCTCTCGAAATTTGTATAAAGCGGGTAGCAAATCGAAGTTCTGGGGTGTTCAATGAAAAATTGGTCGAAGGTAAATTTTCACAAACCCAGAATCAGATAAAACCATTCAAAGAAGCATTCCCAGATGTGGTTGCTGTCGAATACGATTGTATGTGTTCTGTAGACCAAATGGTTCAGAATTGGCTTGAGTTCGATTATAAAGAAATTGGTTAGTTCGTTATAATGTCTCAGGTAAGATTGTTAACAAATCAAACAAGGAGAATTCTCTCAATGAATAAATCATATGCGCCAATAGCTTTTATGGCTGATAACGTGAATGAACTCAACATTTACGCTGTAGCAGATTTATGTGAAACTGGTATTGTTGTAGAAAGTCGGAACGGTCCAGCAAAATTCATCCCTCGATATGAATTGGTTCTTACCAATCCTCAGAATCGATACCTCAGTATTCCCGAAAGAAAATATAACATTTTTCAAATTATGGCTGAAACATTTTGGGTGATGGCTGGTAGAACAGATGTCAAGGGATATTTGGAATTCTTTTTACCTCGTGCATTGAATTTCAGCGACGATGGTGTCAATTGGCGCGGCGCATACGGCGGCCGAATTTATGAATACGGTCAAATGCAAGATGCGGTTGATGCCTTCATTGAAGACGGGGCATTTACCCGGCGGTGTGTCATCGCTATCTATGATCCTTCCAAAGATTCCAAAGACTCTTTGATGGCCAAGTACTCCATCACCAACACCAAAGATTTGCCATGTAATGACTTCATTCAATTTTGGTCTGACGGTGAAGACATTATGATGGACGTGTATCAGCGTTCTGGTGATATTTTCTGGGGAACAGGTTCTATTAATTTGTATGAATTTGCATTCTTACAAGAATGTTTTGTTGCTTTGGTCAATACCCGGTCTGAGAAGAAATATGGGTTGGGTTCATATCGTCAAATGACAACCAATCTTCATTTTTACCCTCAGAATGTCGGTACACAAGCTGAAGACATTTGTTCAGGATATCAATGGCAAAGTGATATTCCCCCATACGATGAAGTGATGGGCGGAATTGATATCGGTCCAATAAACGATACCGAAACCCTCAAAAATTTCTTTCAAGATTGTGTAATGTCATTCACTCGTCTACAGAACAGGATGAAAGATAATTACGTCTTAGATGTATTCAAAAAATATGAAATTCCAGCGAGCCATAAAAATACCTTATGGGTTGTTGCTTCAACAATTGAAACATATATTTATTCAAAAGTGTTTGTCGACGAACCCAAATGTAGTATGGAAGAAGGTTTCTTCCGATATCATGAGCCTCTTCTCGAAAGTATTAGAAATTGTAAATTCACCAATTTTGAGATAGAGGATATCTGATCATGGCTCTCGTAGTAGTATTGACAGGATTGAAAAGATCTGGAAAAGATTATATGCTCAAGCGAGCGCAAGAAGCCTTTGATCTGAGGGGGGTAGAAGTGATTCGTCTCTCCTTTTCTGATCAATTGAGGGAAATATGTCATTATATTTTCCCGTGGCTTCCAGCGGATATCGAGGAGTCTATCAAGGATGTTCCGTTTGACCATCCAAAGAATATTCATCGCCTCACTCCTAGAGAAATTTGGAAACGGGTAGCGGACGACAACACCGGCATTTGTTCAATACAACCTGAAGTATTGGTTGACTTTTTCAACGAGAAATATTCTCAAATTCTAGACGATGATGAAGACCATCGGGTGTATATCATTTCAGATTTAAGAAAATTGTCTGAATACGAATTGGTAAAGACAGCACAATTCCCAATTATTCGTATCACCGATCCGGCGTATAATGGACCCATTGATGATGTTGAGAAATTGATTCCATTGTTCGAAGTTGAAGCAGAAGTTGAAAACCACTTCGAAGAAAAATCAGTATTACAATTTCTCACCATCTTGGAAAAGGTTATCAATGAGAGATACAAACATGAATGAACAATTAGAATTACAACCCATGACATTCTTTGAAGAAATCGAAACATACTGTGCTGATATCCTGGTTCATCAAGCATCGCTCAATGAACTATACAATAAAGATTGGAAATCTATCAGCATTCATTCTGTTGTTTTTGCGGTCAAAGAAGAATTGGTTGAAATGAACCGGGAACTAACCCACATTTGGAAGTTTTGGGGATCCAAGAAAGCAAACTACTCTAATGCGTTGGAAGAATTCATCGACGTATTACATTTTTCAGCATTTATGGTGTTGTTGAATGAAGACGTTTTGTCCCGTCCGTATCAGAAACCGTATATCAACGGGGTATTCAAAGATTTTTCTGCCGAATCTTTGTGTTCTACTTTGGCTGTAGGCAATAGATCAAAGGAATTGATTCTTCTTAATCGCATCAATACTGCTGCCGAAACTCTCAAGAGTACATTCCCCCGGTTCGATTGCACTCTCCCATTCTTGTTCTTGTTTGGTTGTGTATTCTTTGACATGACACCTTCACAAATGTATGTTGGATATCTTTTCAAGAACAACAAGAACAAGAACAGAACATTGAAAGGGGCTACTGTCAAAGATATTGATAAAACTTCCGAGATGAGCGTCTACCAGTACCTGCAATCATCCAATATAGTCTTTGAAACAGAGGAAGAGTATAATCTCAGGATGGTTACATTAGAGGGAAGGAAATACTGATGTTTATAGCGAATTTAGGACATATTTCAGAAGAGAGCATTGAAGCCATCAAATCTACTATCAAAGTCTCTCATAATTTTCAAAAAGACTTAGATAAAAATGTGTTGCTGGTCAGCTTCTCCCCGGCTATCTACAAAGAATTGTACAATGGATTGTACAACCTTGCGATAGATGTGAAATATCCTTCTGATCTTCATACCGGAAAGATTACTTGTTGGAATACCAAGGATGATGGAACTTCATTAGAATTTCATCCCGAATTTCAACTTCTGCACGAAATATTATATCTGAATGAAAGTGTTGCCAATATGACTCAGATCATCAATGAACAAGGCAAGCTGGTTATTCAGATGTCAAGGGATGTTTCGGGTATGACCAAAGAAGTCAAGACATTAAAAGAATTCATCGTAAATAACACTCACCAACGAAGTGTGATGGTTGATTTAGTTGACCAGATCAATGCTCGTTTTAAACGCATGGGTGTAGAACCAATCGATTTCCAATATGAGTATAGGGAGCAATAAATGGCCTCTTTGACAGATAAAATTTTGAAACTTGCCCAAAAGAATAACAAGAATCCAGTTTCTGTTTTGAAAGAATCTGGTTTCATCAAAAAGGAAGTATTGGCTAAACTTCCTGTCCCTATTCTGAACATTGCTCATTCTGGTAATGTTGAAGGTGAAGACGCTGGTATAACGTTTGGGTCTCACCAGATCCTAGGTGAATCAAAAACTTTCAAGACATTGTTCGGCATCATCCAGGTCAAAGCATTCATGGATGCGTACAAGGATTCAACGTGCGTCTTCATTGATTCAGAATTCGGGGCGAATGAAGATTATTGGAAAGCCTGTGAAATCGACATGAATCGGGTAATTCATATTCCTGTTCGTAGTGTTGAAGAAATGATGAACGTGGTCATTCCTATTCTCGAAGAAACAGATGTTTCTGATAACGTTGTCTTCTTCGTCGACTCTGTTGGTCAATTGGGTTCTAAGAAAGAACTTGAAAATTCGATGACGGGTGAAGCTGGCAAGCAAGACTTTACTCGTGCGAAGAGTCTGAACTCATTCTGGCGTCTCGCCATTCCTGCAATCAATCTCGCAAAGGTTCCATTCTTTTGGATTGGTGGTATCTATGACACAACAGACCAATACAATCCGCTATCAATCAGCGGTGGTAAGAAGGGTGAACTCGGCTCAGACACCATTTGGTTGATCACCAAGTCAAAGAACAAAGAAACCGTGAAAAACGAAGTCACAGGAAAATCCAAAGAAGAACAGACTGGTTGGGTCTTCAACATTAAGATTTACAAATCTCGTTTTGTTGTAGAAGGTTCGGTCTTCCCTGTATGTGTAAGATATGACGGGGGTGTTGACAAATATTATGGTATATTAGATATTGCTAGGGA